CATATTCGGCGCTTGATAGTGTTGATTTGGCAGTCAGGAATGCACTTGATTTCGTCGCAGGCGCAGCGGGTGGTGTAACAGTCGAAGCGTGTAAGTATGTCGGCTCTATTGACGGCATGGATGCCGACAGCATGACATTGAGCCGGACGGCAACATATCAATTCATAACACGCAATTGATATAATGAACACACAGCAGGAAGTTAACGCTATTATCAGCAGCCTAAGGGCGCTAAATTCGCAGATCGCAAAAACAATCAAGTCAGACTTGAAAGGCCCTGCTGATTTTTTAGCGTCGGCAATAAAAGGAAGAACACCAGTCGGAGCGCGTGTACATAAGCGTTACAAGTCAGGCAAAAGTATGCTATTCAAGCGGATGCCGAAAGGTAGCGGAGTGGTAGTTGCTACATACAGGCCAGGCAATCTTCGCAAGTCAATCAAGACGCTCACAAAGTTGCGGCGCGTGAAGTATGCGCAAATTGTCGGAGCGAATACCGGAAGCGGCGCGAATGACGGTTATTACCTGCACTTTTCAAACAACGACGTTAAAATGTCAAACGGCAAAGTAAGACCTGGAAAGCGCTTTGTTGAATCGGCTATTTTGGCGGCAGGCCCGGCGGCACAACGTGCAGTTGTTCAAATCCTACAAAACAAACTTTCAAACGCCAACAAAGCGGGGCAAATGTCTAATTCGTCCGCTTGGGCATCAGGATACCGATAACATGAAAATACGCTACATCACAGACGCAAACGGTTTCGGGGCCGGTACGGTCGCAGAACACGACGAACCAACCTGCAACGCTCTAATCGCTCAGGGTATCGCAGAAACAGTACCGGAAGGCACGAAGTCACGCAAGTACCCACCGACGGCAAAGGTCGAAACCTTTTGCGTGCCACCATCAGCAACTACAACAACCAGTACGGAAGTTGTTTCAGTTACATACGGTCCTGAGAAATCAGGTTTTTTCACTAAAAACAAACGCTAAACATGGCCACAGTATTAGCTAAAAACATGAAGCTGTATTCGGGCGCTACGCCAACAGCCTTCACTTGTCAGGTTGACGCATCAATCAGCCTTTCAACCAACACTTTTGAAACCACCTGCAAAGACAGCGCCGCAAACGCTGAATACCTTGCTGGCACAAAGTCATGGACTGCATCTGTGTCGGGCCTTCTCGACTTCTCCGCAACGAATGGCTTTGAGGAACTTTACAGTTCATGGAACAACAGCACGGCAGTTGCTATCGTCTTTCAGACTGGCACGGTCGGCGACAAAAAGTACTCCGGCTCTGCTATTATCACATCCCTCAACCTTAACTCTTCAGGAAACGATGAGGCGGTGACGTGGGATGCTGAATTTCAAGGCACAGGCGCATTAAGCGAAGCAACCATTTCGTAAGTATGAATAGGCAGGTTAAAATTGGAGGAAAGAACCGCCCTATTCGATTCGATATGGCGGCACTATATATTTACGAAGAGCAAACCGGACGGAGCGCACTCAGCGACATGGCAACATTCGCCCAGGGCGCTCCATCTGTTCGCGTCATGGTTGATCTCGTTCATGCCGGACTTGTCAGAGGCGCAACGTACTTCAGGCAGACGTTCGACGCTGATAAGTACCTTGTTGCCGAATGGCTTACCAGTTCGCAGGAAATACTACCTGAAGTGATGAAGATGTTTGAACAGTCATTCAATTCAGGCGAAACATCTGAAGAGGAAAAAAACGTAGCAGGCCCGACGGCGGAAGCGTAAAGCGTCCGAGTTGGGCTGACTTGCTTAAAGACGCGGCGCAAATCGGAATGACAGAAGAGGAGTTTTGGGAATCTACGCCTGCATTCTTTTCATTCCGGCAAAAAGCGCACGCAGAGAAATTCCGCAATGAATGGGAGCAGACGCGGTACATTGCGTTTGTGATGGCGAAAACAGTTGATAGCAAAAACAGGCTAAAACGTCCGTCACAATTACTCCCGTTCGATTGGGACGCTAAACCGGACTTGAAAAAACTGGATGAATTTACAGAAGCGGAGCGGGCCGAATTTGACAGGTTCGATGCTGAAGCGGATGAAATTCTAAAGCGGACAAATCCTGAAATGTACGCAAAACACATGGCCGCCAAACAGGCAGCACAAAAAACCTAAACGCAACAAGCATGGCAAAGGCATCAGATTTAAACGTCCGATTAGGACTAATTTTCGATGAAAAAGCGCTCGGTCAGGCGGAGCGCTCCCTGCGCCGTGCGGGCGACAGACTTACTAAGGTAGGTAATGAAATGATGACGGGCCTGACCTTGCCTTTGAGCCTTTTTGGTGTATCAGCAATCAAAGCGGCGGGCGATTTGGAATCGCTCACAAAAGCACTCCAAACGCAATCAGGAAGCGCGGCGGCTGCATCGCAGGAATTGCAAAAGTTAACCGAACTTGCGCGAAACCCAGGCTTAGGAATAGAGGAAACAATACGGGCATCCGTTCGCCTTCAATCCGTTGGAATTGAGGCCGACAAAGCACGCGGAATCATTAAGGAATTGGGAAATGCAATTGCAGCATCCGGCAACGGTGCGCAAGAGTTTGACAGCGTTGTTAAGCAGTTCGCGCAAATGATTTCCAAAGGCAAGATATTACAGGAAGATATTTCCGTAATATCTGAAAGCCTGCCGATGATTAGTCAATTGATGGAAAAGGCGTTCGGCACTTCAAGTGTTGAAATGTTGCGGCAAAATAACGTATCAGTTGAAGAGTTCATTGGAAAGATTACGCAGGCCGCATCCGAATTACCACGCTTTGAATCAGGCATCAAAAACAACATATCAAATGCACTCGATGAAATGCGGATTTCATTGGGTAAGGTCGGGCTTGCAATTGAAAATTCATTCAATGTTTCAGGCAACCTTTCAGCGTTTGCCGAATGGCTAAGCGGTTTGGCGGCGGCCTTCAGTAGCCTCAATCCTGCCGTTCAATCGGCAATACTTTACTTTGGTGCGTTTTTGGTAGCGATTGGCCCTATTGCAAAAACCATTGGAAATATTCAGCTTGTTTCTTCTGTTTTGACCGGAACTTGGGCAAAGCTACTTCCAAAGGTTCAGGAACTTACAAAGTGGCTCGGTTTGCAGCGTGCGGCATTTATAGCCCTCACACCTGCAACACAGGCATTTGTTGCGATTGGTTTAGCGGTAGCGATTGGTACGATGGCTTACAACATGGGCCTATTCAATCGCGAACTTACAGCATCAGAAAAGGCGCTTGCAAAGGTTAACGAACTGACACAACAAGCAAAGTCAGACACGGCGGCGGAGCGGTTGCAGGTACAACAGCTTATTGAGATACTCAAAGATGAAAACCAAAGCAGGGAAAACAAAGTCGCGGCGCTTGAAAAGCTAAAACAGATCAGCCCTGAATACTTTGGGCAGCTAAATATTGAAAAGCTGTCAATTGACAAGCTAACCGGCGCTTATGATGGATACGTCAATAGTCTTGTTATGGCAGCGCGGGCCAAACGTGCAGAGGGCGAACTGATAAGGATAGACGAAGAACTGCAAAAGGCAATTCAGAAGAAGGCAGACGCACAGAAGGCGTATAACTACATGAAGAGCGTTGGCCGCGAAGTTGGAAGTGAGGCGGGCGCATTGGTAGCGGCAAATCAGGAAGTAGATGCTTTGCAGCGACAGTTCAATGCAATCAAAAACGTAATCTATCAGGAGCAGGTAAGGCAGGGGGTAATCAAAGCAGCGCCGCCGCGTGACTTCAGCGACCTTACAGGCCTGAAAATGGAATCCGACGAGTTGCGGCAAAACTCGCTCCTGTATAAACTTAATTCAGAGGCGGTAAATAAGGCCACAACGGCCAAAAGTACATTTAAGCAGGTCACAGACGGCGCAACGGAAGGAACCAAAAAGAACACGAAGGCGCAAAAGGAACTGAATGACGAACTGGAAAAAACAGCGTCAATACAGTCGAAGCCTATACCTAATTTTGGCCAACTACCAACGCTGCCAACACCAACAAGCGTACAAAGTGAAAATCAGCCGGAAGCGCCGGATTTTTCCGGCATACAAAATTCAACAAACGAGTTTTACAAAAAGCAACTTGAACAACAGGCAAACCAAAAAGAGCGACTAAAAGAACAATGGTCACAATTAGCGGTTGATGCTGTTTATGCGCTCGATCAACTATTCGGGGCATTTGAGGCGCGGCAACTTGCTACGCTTGAGAAGAGCTATAAGGCGCAACTTGCGGCAGCAGGCGATAGTACAACAAAGCGGGCGGCTATTGAAGCGGAATATGAGGCAAAGCGTGAAGAACTGCAAAAAAAGGCAGGCAAACGAAAGAAGGCGTTTGCAATGGCGGAGGCGGCGATGAATACAGCAGTTGCCATCACAAAGACATACAGCGAGTTCGGTTTTCCGATTGGTTTACCCCTGGCAATTGCTCAGGGCGCTTTGGGCGCTGCACAGATAGCCATGATCGCAGCAACGCCATTCGCACGCGGTACGCAATTTGCGCCCGGCGGCATGGCACTTGTTGGCGAACAAGGCCCGGAACTTATGAACGTGCCGCGTGGCTCACAGATACTATCCAATAACCGAACTAACCGCGCACTTGAAGGCATTAATTCACAGGCCAATATTTCAGGGGAATTTACCGTGCGCGGTACGGACTTGGTATTAGTGCTTGAAAAGGCACAATCAAAGCAAAAACGCATATTCTAAGATGGGATTAAGGTTATACGGAATCGGAAAAGCGCCGAACGGCACGCAATACAACGCGTCAATATATGATACTACCTACTCAGGTAGTGATTCATCGTTTGATATTGCGCGTAACGGCATACAAATTGAATGGAAGGCATCGGAGCAGGAAGACCTATACAGTCCTATATATGGCAGCGTATGTACTATTGATATGCTCGTTCCTGTCAGCAATAGCACGCTAACGACATTCATTTCAGACGTGCGCACATCGAAAGAAGGGCGGTTTCATGTAGAGATCACAACGCAGGCGGGGGCGAAGATTTGGCGGGGCATATTAACACCCGACACGCTATCAGATGAAACCGATGAAGGACCAATTTTCACAGCGTCACTAACTGCAATTTGCGGACTTGCGGCGCTCAAAACCGTACCGTATTATGATTCCGGTTCGCTCTACACAGGCAGATACACGCTGATTCAGCACATACTAACGGCGCTCGGTAAATTGTCACACGTTCCGGTATTTTGGGGCGCGGATGACGCATTCCTTGAAACGTCACTTGATTGGTGGTCAGTCGGAATGACTGCGGGCGGAGCAAATGACCCGTTAAATATTGCCTATTGCGATCACTCAGCGTTTTACGATTTCAAGACTAAGGGCGGGCCTGATAAAGATGTACTATCATGTTATGATGTGCTTAGAAACATCTGCACATCATTCGGCGCTCGTATTCGTATGCGCGATGGTATGTATGTGGTTGAACAGTTGGATTACCGCGCGAATACCACCTACGAATATCGCAGATATAAGAAAGGCGGCGCTGCACATTCAAACGCCTCGCATTCGGGGGTTATCACGGTCAATCAGACGAAAACAAGCGGTGCTAAACTATCATTCGTCACATACGACTATCAATCACAGATAGCGCGGGCGCAACAGACGTATGAGGTGCGACTGAGGCGTAATTTTTGGCAGAACATCGTCATTGATACAACAAGTACATTCAATTTCAATCAGACTATATCAGCCAACGCGGGCGCGACAACTATGCGTATCCGTGGCACGTTTTTTATCACGCTGAAAAATGACAGCTATTCGGGAAATGCGTCTGACATATTGATACCTGAAATGAAATTGAAATTGAAAATAGGCGACAGATACCTTGACCGGACTGTTACGTTTTCAAATTTCAGTTTTTACTACGATGACGCAACCTGGAGTACAGACAGTTCAAAAAATATGTCTATTGTTGCGGGCGGTCAGAAGGTAGCGCCTTCCGGTTCATCCGCCGTATATGTGCAGGGATTCGACTTCATAACGCCTGCTATTCCGGCGGACGGCCTAAACAATAGCGTTTCGGCTGCAATTGGTTCCATCGTAAAAAATGATGGAACTTCAGTTAATAACGCACAGTTCACAATAACATGGAGCGCGGGCGGATTGTGGTTAGAGGTGTACGATCAGGGAACGCCGGACGTGCAGGAAGATGAAGTATTATACGAAGCTGAAAATACAGACGGTGGTACAGACGTATGGGAATGCACTACACGCATTGGCGGCGGTTCGCTTAACTACTTAGGTGCGCTAATGAATAGTGACGCATCATCATCCTATTCGGCATGGGGTCAAGGTTCGGGTACACGCGACAAGGCACTTGGTTCCATACTTGTTAAGCGCGTGCAAGACTTCAGGTTAAGACCTAAAAAGCGCCTAAACGGAAGTATTTACACGCCTTCTGATATTCGCAGATTAGTACGCACACCTGATACGCTGTATTGGTTAGATATGCGCCTAAAATGGCAACCCACTGAAAATATTGTCGAAGGCACATGGGTAGAGGCTGATTGGGGTACAACCGGAAGTATAAAAACGCCTATAAAGGTAAAAGTGCTGACAGGTGGCACGAATAATCCGACTACTGTTTCACCGGGAACAACAGCGCCCACAACAGGCGGCAATCAGGGATTAGTTTCAAATCCGCCGGGAGCAATTTTAACTCCGCTTTCATTCAATTCGCTTTCAACTGCCATCACCAAAGGCGCAACGGTTACATCCATCGCAGTCGGCACAGCGCTTGCGGGCAATGAATTTTCGGCAGGCGACAAAGTGAAATTAGTCAATCCGGTCACAGGCCAATTTCAGACATTTACAGTCGCGTCCGCTCCGTCCGTTGGCGCTACTTCCATTTCCGTCAATTCAGCAACGGCAGATTTTGATATTCCTTCCAACGCCGGACTGTTTGTGCAGTTAACACCGCAAGCAGGCGGCGGTGGTGTGGCAGATGGCGATAAGGGTGATATAACTGTGTCGTCATCAGGTACGGTGTGGACGATTGATACAAATGTAGTCACCAATACTAAATTCAGGCAGAGCGCAGGAATGTCAGTAGTTGGCAGGGCCGCAAATATCACGGGCAACGTGGTTGATATTACAGCAAGCACAGACGGCCATGTACTTCGCAGATCAGGCACTACTTTAGGATTTGGGCAAATTGTGGCAGCAGGCATTGCAGACGGAACTATTACGCTGGTTAAGATGGCGAATATTGCGCCCAACTCTTTAGTGGGCAATAACAATGCAACGTCAGCGGCTACACCTGCGGCATTAACACGTTCACAGGCGTATTCGGTTTTGGATATAGTTGGCAATATTGACAATAGGATTGCCTACTTCACATCTGCAACTTCAATAAGGTCGGGATTTGCAAAATTTTCAGGTAATGTTTTAGTTGCTATTACACTTGGAAGTTCTTTAGATGAAGTATTTGACCAAAACACCAGTATTCAATTCGGGGCAGGGGCAGGAACAAGCCCAACGGTAAACAGCGCGTCATGCGGCGGTAATTGGGCCGTAATTACATTTACAACAGGAACAAGCCCATCGGCATCGTCTGAGGTTTTAAGGTTTTTTGTTGCCGGATTTGGCACTGCTATATATCCGATGCTATCAGCAGGCAATGCAAATGCAGCCGGACAAATGACAAATTTTTATGTCGAATCAACTGGAACTTACACCATAATACTAAATGTAACATCTGCACTTGCTGCATCAACGCAATACACGCTAAGGTTCCAATTTTTAGGATACTAAAGACTTCCTCCGGTTCCTGCACTCCTGTCCGGCTTAAGTCGGGCGGGAGCAGGACGGACAAACCAAAAACCAAAACAAACCAAAATGCAGTTAGAACTACCAAACAGCCGGACGTTAC